TACCCTCGTCTGAACAAGTGTTACCCTCGTCTGAACAAGTGTTACCCTCGTCTGAACAAGTGTTACCCTCGTCTGAACAAGTGTTACCCTCGTCTAACATGTTCACGCCATAACTAAAGTTCAGAGCAAAGTGCTTTTACTTTAGTCAAGGGAGACTTATAAACTTACCCTCTTCAAACTTGCTCTGAACGTTTATTTGGGACAATATTCTCTTCCGACATGTCTTTCGAGCTTAGCGTGACAGAGGTTGCTTCTCTTACCAAGATGGATGAGATGCTGAGAGATGGAAAGAAGCCTGACAACTTTCAGCCTTCTCTGGAGCTGATGGAGGCAGCTCTTGAACTGGGTCTGCTTTATCTTCTACAAGCTAACAAAGAATACATTCCTTACAACATTGTTGCTGAGGCGGCGAAAAAGGGTTTCCTTGATATAGTTGATTGGGCAATGGCTAATGGTTACCATTGGGACACTTGGGCTTGTGCTTACGCTGCTATGTATGGTCGTCTAGAAACTTTACAACAGTTGAAGAAGAGAGGTCTACCTTGGAACAAGAACACATGTTCTGCAGCCGCACGCTTTGGTCATCTAGAGGTGTTGCACTGGGCTCGCTCCAAAGGTTGCGAATGGGATAAGAACACATGTTCTGATGCTGCCCTTGGCGGTCATCTAGAAGTATTGCAATGGGCACGTTCTCAGGGTTGTCCTTGGGGAAAGAGAGTTTGTAGGTATGCCATTGGTAAAGGTCATCTAGAGGTGTTGAAGTGGGCAGTGGAGAATGATTGTCCTCATGATAACATGTACATTGACATTGTGTCTGCAGGCAACTTGGAAATGCTAAAGTGGGCTGTGGAAAGAGGTTATGCATGTGATGAACGCACATGCTGTCTGGCTGCCTACAAAGGTCATCTGAATATCCTAGAATATGCTAGAGATAACATGTGTCCTTGGAATGAGTATACTTGTTCCGAGGCTGTTCGAGGTGGTAACCTGGAGATACTAAAGTGGGCCAGAGAGCATGGTTGTCCTTGGGATGAAAGAACATGTTACTATGCTGCGGGAAGGGGTGACCTGAAGACTCTCTTTTGGGCCAGGGAGCATGGTTGTCCTTGGAACGAAGAAGAGTGTCTAACTTTAGTAAGAAGAGTTATAAAGTATCAGGACTAATCCCTGGTTTAGAGAAAGGAGATTATTAATTACCGCGTAATTAATAATCATGCAAGCAGTTCTGGAAGCTATCTTCTCTCTTTGCGGAGGTTATAATTTTCTTAATGGGCAAGTATGTAGAGAATTTAGAGATATGGTTGCAAAGAAGGATGGCGTTGATTACCTGAACGAGCTCCTTCATGATGGGAGAGAATGCAACTTTACTCCATCAGAGCAGTTGATGCAGGTTGCTTTTGATAGGTCTTTGTTCTCTCTCCTGGAAGCCTGTGAAGATTACATTCCGGAAAATATTTGCGATATAGCGGCAAAGAAGGGTAACCTTGAGGTTTTGCAATGGGCTAGAAGTAAAGGTTAGTTTCACTGCGTGAAATTTTATGTAAAGCGTAGCTTTACATAAAACCCCTTGGGACGAATTTACATGTGCTCATGCTGTAGAAGGAGGCAACTTGCATATTTTGCAATGGTTGAGAGAGAAAGATTGGTTTTATCGCCTTGCGATAAAATTCTTTACAAAGCATAGCTTTGTAAAGAACCTCTTGGAATACGCATACTTTCTACTGGGCTATTCTCAGAGAAGATGCACATATCTTGCAATGGTTGAAAGAAAATAACTGGTTTTATCGCCTTGCGATAAAATTTTACATAAGGCTACGCCTTATGTAAAACCTCTTATGATGTAGACATTTGTGTTGCCGCTGCTAGAAAAGGTAACTTGGAAATTTTGCAATTTCTAGAAGAAGAAGCTTGTCCTTGGAGTAGTAAAGTTTGCTCTGGAGCAGCAGAGGGAGGTCACCTTCATATCATACAGTGGTGTAGAAGTAGAGGTTTTGTTTGGGATGAAACTACCTGTTATTCTGCAGCAGGATATGGACATCTGGAGGTTCTAAAGTGGTTGCACGGTAACGGTTGGTTTTATCGCCTTGCGATAAAATTCTTTACAAAGCATAGCTTTGTAAAGAACCCTTTTGGGATGAAGAAACTTGTCTTTCTGCTATCCTTAGTGACAACGTCGAGATTATTAAGTGGGTTCGCTCTCAAGGTTAGTTTCACTGCGTGAAATTTTATGTAAAGCTACGCTTTACATAAAACCTCTTGGGGAAACAATAACAGCACTTTATTTACAAGAGGTAATCCAGAAATGGAAAGTTGGCTGAGGGAAAATGCCTGTCCGTACAAAATCGTTCATCTCTAAAAAAATCGTCAGAGAAAGATTTGCTTGCTCTTATGGAAAATATCTTGCCGAGATGACCCAAGGTTTAGCCATGTTCCCTGCGTAATTTGTCAGAGAATAAAGGTTCCTGGTAAGAACAGGCTTGAACACGGTAAATTATTAATCGCTGATTAATAATTTTCTTTAAGGAGAGAGTATTTTTTAACCTCCAAGTAAAATGTCTAACAAGTGCTGTTTTCCTTACCCGAATGGAATTATAGTAGGTCCTAATGCTTGTTCCTTGATTCTAGCGGGAGCAACTGGGGCCACAGGTGTAACTGGAGTCACAGGAGCCGGAAATACAGGAGCCACCGGAGTTACAGGTGTAACTGGAGGGGTGGGAGCTACTGGTGTAACTGGTGCTGGTGAAACGGGAGCAACTGGTGTAACTGGACAGACTGGTGTAACTGGAGTGACAGGTGTAACTGGTGCTGGTGAAACGGGAGCAACTGGTGTAACTGGACAGACTGGTGTAACTGGAG